TAGTCGTAAGAATGCACTTGAGCAATTTACAGAATCTTTCGTTCAGTATGTTTTTAATCTGGTATGCACCATTGCAGAGTTGAAGATCGTATAGCCGTGAGTACCGCCAGTTGCATTACGAAATAAATAGTTATCTACTTTTCTTTTGAAACTTATAGGTTGGTTTATTATGCTACCACCACGATTAAGACTTTCGATGCAATCTTTGAATAAGTCTTTATGAGATCCAACTCTCATAGTGCCTTTACCATTCCATAGTTCTTGCCAATCTCTAGTATTTGCTGATATTTTTTTTGCTTCTAATTTGTTATTGATAAAATCAAATCTTTTAACAACAGTATCATTAGAAGCTGCAAATGCTTTTAAATTTTTGCCCTTTAAGAATCTCTCTCCTAACTTTTCTAAGCTGGCTGTTTTTTCATTTTGCATATTGAATTGATTTACTATTTTTCCTTTTTTCATAAAAGTTCTCATCTTTTTCACATTCGTTGCTGTCAAACCGCCTAGTTTTTCTACGCTGTCGAGACTATCTTCTAAAAATGTCTGTATATCGCCCAATTTGTTATTCGCAAGCCAATTATCTACACCTTCAGTTGTCATGGTTGGTGAAGTAATACTTGTTGGTGTCTTAGCTACAACTGCTGGTATTGTTTCTACTGCTTGAGCTGCAACTGCTGCCTTACCATATAATTCTTGTAACTTTTCTAACGGTACCTCTGTTCCATCATTACGAATCATTTTACGTAAAGCTGCGTGACCTGATCCCTCTTTTTTTGCTAATTTTTTAAATATTCTTACTTTACCTTCACTACCTAAAGTCTTTACCTGTAAAGTTCTATCTGCATCTAATAACCAGTCTCCATATTGTGTTCCTTGTGGTACTCTACCTGTAATGCTTGGTCTAGTATCCAGTGCCGTCGCTGGTGGTTTCTCAAGATTCGGATATTTTTTTTGTAATTTATTGAAGTCAACAACAGGGACAGTAGTAGATCTACAGTTGAAATGTTGGGGTGGCGTTGGTCCACGATTATATTCAAATTTTTGACCATCTAGCCTTTGACATATAGGACTTGTTCTACTATCTAAAGTTGCAACATATTCATATCTCGGGGAAACTTTGCTGTTTGCAGCATATACAGATTGAGAAGCCTGATTCTGTACCTGATTTACTGAAGTTCTTACTATCGTTTGTATTTGATGACTAGCTAATTTTATAGCGTCACCGCCCGCTAATGCAGTTTGGCGTGCATTGCCTACAAAATTGAAATCTACTCTACCCGCTAACCTGCGTGCTATTTGCTGCGTGGACTCTCCGCTAAATACTCCTGCCCTAATATTTCTTGCTAATAACGCCTGATTTCTTGTAGCGATACCGCGGAATGCTTTTTCTACTGTCTCGCCATTAGGCAAAGTCATCATTGCACCTTGTCTAGCTGTTAGCTCAAACTTGCCCGCACCAAATTTAATAAAATCATCTTCTGTAAACTGTTTGCTAGTGAAAATATTTATCTGTGTTGGATCGGTTTTAACAAAAGAAGTTGCATATCTTTGGCTCACTGCAACAGAATTAATAGGTACTTGACCTGATCTAACTACTTTTTTTAGTTCATTCTCAATAAAACCTACTTGTACCTCTGCTAAACCCTCAATCTCTTTAATCATCTGTTTTGTAGCACCTTTAGACCATTTGTCCATACCAGCTTTAGACTGTGCAATGATAGCTCTTAATCTTTTTCTGGTTTGTGGTGCAATAACAACCCCAGCGCCTGCTGTTTGTTGTCTAATATCTATTTTTTTTAGCTCTTCTGTAGCATTCGTAATAACTTGTATATAATTTTCTACTAATTTATTGGAAACTGCATTGCTAAACCTGTTAACATCTATAGTTTCCCTGAAGAATACCTCTGGAATACTCATTTATCATTCTTCCTCTTGCTCCTCAGGCTCTGCATCTGGTTCTTCAGGTGGTTCAGTCTCAGTTAGCCCTCCTTGCTGTGTTCCTTCGATCTCCTCCTCTACGTCAAAATCATCTCCAAGAACTTCACCAGCAGATAATTGGTTCAATAATGTTTCTTGTGTAATAGTTCCAGCAGTGAATAGTTGTAATAAACTCTGTATCTCCTGTGGTTGTAATCTTGCTGAAACAAAATCTCTATTAACAAATGAACTACCCGCGTTAGGTTCATTCAAATATTCGCTGTGAAACTTAAGGCAGTTATCTATTAAGTCTTGCATTTGCTGTGCTATTACCATCATTGTCGAATCATTTTGAGATCTATCTATTTGTTTAGCTTCCGCTGATTCTCCTACTAACTTCTGTCCAAGTACAGCTGCTAATGATAGTGTGTTTATTTGATCCTTAATATCAGCAAGTCTTTGGAACTGGCTATCATAACTGTCTCCTGATGGGCTTATATATTCCATTCTTGACTCTGGTGGTAGAGATAGCGCCTCATTGGGTCCAGTTGTTATCTCATCTGCATTGGGATAACCAAAGACAGCAAGCAATGGTACAGAACTGATGTGCAAAATGTTATCTAGATCAGATTGTATTTGATAATGCTTAAGGTTTAACTCTGCTATGTCATAAAGTGGGCTGCGGCTTTCGTAGTAACCAACTCTATTAGAATAGGCAATAGCAAAAGGAATCTTATCTTTTAGACTCATTTCACCTTCTTCAAATAATTTATATTCGCTTTTTTTGTCATCTTTTCTGTGAATTTCGTATCTACCTCTTTCTAATACTCTAACCTGTTTAATAATTTTATCTCCGTACTTTCCATCAGGCTCAACAACCTGTTCCATAAGTCTTATCTGGGTCAACCGTCTCTCTCCATCTATGATCTCACTTCTAAAACCTAATATATCTTTGGGAGTATAAGTAACCCAATATGGCCTAGTTTTATCGCCACCTTTTGGTGCATCTACTAAGACACCTATATGACCAAAACTAATTGCAAGTCTAGCTGTTTGATAAAGCCAAACATTGAGATCATTGCCTTCTAAATCGACATCGAATAGTTGCTCTCTTATTAGGTCTGAGACATCATCTAGTCTTACTGGCTTCCTAACCAACATGCCTGAAAGCATTTTTTCGATACGCTGCAAATATGGTACTACTGTTGATCTGCTTAGTCTTACGTCATAACTATCGTCGGTCTCTCTTGCCTCCTGTGGTAAATATTTTCTGTGTTCACTTCTAATCTTGTATGTTCCTTCTTTCAAGTCTGTTATCAAGTCCCAAAACTGAGCCATACGCTGATAAGCTGCATTAGGGCTGGCAACTGTTGTAGGCGCTAGTGTTAACGGCTGATTGTAAATATTTAGTGAGCTATACACAGTTTTGCCTCAATAGTACCATGTTCTTAATATATTCTAATGCCTGTGGGTTTGCCCGCACGTGCAAATAATGGATTAAACTCTCTCCATACTAAATAACCTAGTGCATCATTCATATGGTCGTATCCAGCGTCTTTATCTGGCTCGCCCTTATCTGTATAACTCTGTAACTCTAAGCATTCAATCATACGTTTGCAACTGGCATTGATCTGTAGACGTACTTGTCCTTTTCCGTTGCATAACAAACCCTGTACGGCAGAGACCCTATCTCTGATTGCTGGGTTGCTTTTGGCTGAAAGATTAATGAAACCATAGGATTCAAGAATCTGTATGTCTGTTTTTGCTGCATTAGTACTACGATTGCCACCTGAAGCATCAGGATAGACGTAAATCTTATTAGTAGGATATCTACGCTGTATTTCCTGTGCAAGTGCATCTGTATCATGTGCTGACACAATCTCATCAATAATTAACAATTTACCCTCTATCTTTATTCCTATCACTGCGCTCATATTTCCAATATTAAAGTCTACACCTATCCTTAACGGCTCTAACTGGATATTTGGAATAGTATTGACAATATTATCTTCTCTCACGAATCTGTCATAAACTTGGCCTGTTGTGAGGTTTGTAAACTCTCCGTTGAGATAGGCCTGCAACATACTAGGGTCGTAGTTTGCTTGCATTCTTTCTATAAAATCTTCAGGCAAGTGTGGATTGTCTTGCGTTCTCATTCTTATTAGTTTTCGATCTGTTCTTTCCTGTGCAGCCTCCGATCCAAATGTATTCCACATCCATCTAAAACCTTCTGGTGTGCTTGCAGCGCAAAACTGCCTGACATTACCAGACCTTAACCTACCTAGAATCTTTGGAAATGCCCTATCACAAACAGATGGTGCAACTGTATCTATTTCATCTGCTAATACAAAGGCCAAATTTAAGCCAATTATGCGTGACCAGTTTTCAAAACTTCTACAAAGTATCTTTGTGTCTCCGTCTGGTAAATGCAAGATGTACTCAGGTAATGGACTAGCCCTGTATGAGTAAGGTATTTCATAATGTTCTAAGAACTGCTCGAAGTCATTTTGCCAGATGTCTCGAATTAATGAACCTGTTGGCTCCATAACTGCGCCTGTAAATCCAACATTCAATGCAGCTAATTTTACACATACTGCACAAAGCGCCCTAGTTTTCCCTGCACCATAACCAGCTGATAAGCCTAGTATCTCAGTATTGCTGTTATCAAAAAACTCTCTTTGTGGTTCGTGAAGATCATTTCTAATATTTGCTAATAATTGTTTTATATCAATCGAAACTCCGCTAGTGCCTGCAATATCTAATACTGATCCTTCTCTAGTTAAGATGCTCATGTTGTGATCTGTGCAATCTTAGCCATTGAGTTAATACAGCCTAAAGCTACGTTTAATTGATTGCTGTTT